CAAGATCGTTGATCTTGACAGAAACGCTGTTGCTGTTTCTGAGAACGGGAGATTGCCAGAGAGTGCTTTCAAAATGAAGGAAGAAACAGCCAATATCGCCCGTATTGGTACTCACGTGAATATTTCCAAGCGACTTCTCAAATCACGTCCATATCTTCGTTCTTTCTTGATAAACCGTTTGCCTAAATGGGTAAGAATGGCAGAGGATTTTCAAATCTTGTTCGGTGATGGAACGGGAGATAATTTACTCGGTATTGTTGGACAGTCGAACGATATTTCAAAATGGCTGACAGCAGTGGTTGCCAAAGGGGAAGCTGGATCGGTTGAGAGTGTTGAATCGTACAACAAGGGAGAACAAACGATGATCACGTTCAGTAAACCATTCGACAAGATCGAGGAAGGAATGTTGATCAAGTTTACGGGCGCACCAGAAGTAACAAGCGGCACGGCAAGCAAGTTGAATAGTGAGAATATGATGCACAAGCATAATGATCGTAAAATAATGATTAACGTTCCTTATGCTGATATTGTTCCGCAATCTGCCGGCAAGCTTTCAGAACCTGAAATTGCCGCCTTGAAATTCGAGGTTAAGAATAATTTCTTTAACACCGTGGAAGATCCAAACTACGGGGATGCTATCAACGCCGTGATTGCCGTATTAACGTATGGCGAATTTACTCCCAATGTAGTTGCATTGAACCCGTCAGACGTGTTTATGATTCAAACGTTGAAAGATACCTCTGGCAGGTCGCTTGATCTTATAACTGGAATTGATGGCACGAAGAGAATTTCCGGCAGGGTGATCGTGGAAACAACTATTGTTCCTCCTGGCTATTATTTCATCGGCGATATGGCAAATGCGGCAGCGTTAGTGGATTACACTTCCTTGTTTATCGAGTTTGCCGAAGACATTGAGAGTAAATTGACAAATCAAGTTACCGTGATCGCTCAAGAAGAGGTGTTGATGCCTGTATATAACCCGTTCGCCTTTGCTTACGGAAAGTTGGATGACGTGCTTGCTGCAATCACGAAGAAGTAAAATTGAAAATCACGAAGGGGATAATTCCCCTTCCTTTAATATTTGCCTATGGAAAAGAGAGTAATTATAGAAGGTGACGAAAAAGTAGTAGACGTGATCATGAGAGAAAATAAAGTTCGGGCTGCTCGTGGATTAGTAAAATTTACTCAAGTGGGACCGGAAGAGAAGGGGAAGGGGAAAGTTGATGAAGAGGACGAGGAGAAGGGGAATAGAGGCAGATCATCACGTGGAAAATCAACCGAGCAAACCGATAAATAGCAGGATATGTTAATCAACGAGGAATATTTCAAGGGAGAGATTGTTATACCGAACCTGAATAGTGTCGGTAATGGAATAAGCAGCCAGATAGCTAGTTCTAACTTGGAATTGCTCTTATCTTTTATCAACAAGTACGAGAGGCGTTTCCTTGTTTCTTTACTAGGACGAGATTGTGCTGATGAGTTTTACAAGGAAATAGAGAGAGAAGAGTTATCTGGCAAATGGCTTGACTTTAAAAATAAACTCGTTGATGAAACATTGAAATTATCCCCTATAGCGAATTACGTGTATTACTGGTATCGCCGTGATAACGTATCTATAACAACCGGGGTGGGTGAGATGGAAACGGATTCGGATAACTCGGTGAGGGTTTCCCCGGCTTTAAAGATGTGTAGGGCGTGGAATGAAATGGTGGATTGGGTGATTGACATTCAAAAGTGGATGAAGTCGACAGGTAGTTTTAATTACCGGAATATCGACGTGAATTTACTTAAACGGATAAATACGTTCAACCTATGATAGTCGTGGAGGATATATTGAGTGAAGTGGTAAAGAAATCCTCTGTGGTGGTTGGATTTGAATTATCATTTCAGTATGGGACACTCCGTGAAATAGTAGAAAACTTGAACACGTTGGGTAAAGGAGGCAAAGTGAAGTATCCTCTAGTAGCGTTAATAGAGCCGTTCAAACAAAGAATAACCGATGATGGTGCTAGATCTAGTTTGAGGCTCTTGATCGCAACCATGACCAAGAAAACATTGAAAGCGGACGAGAGGCTTGAGCAGAATTATAAACCCATCTTGTTTCCGGCTTACGAGGCTTTAATTGGTGAAATAAAGAAGGTGACAATTTCTTCAACACTGGACCACACGCTTATTAACCACTTTGAAATGGGGAGAGAATCTTTACAAGGATATGACAAGGCGATACTTGATGATCATATAGACGCTATCGAGATAAACGACATGAACGTGCTTTTTAGGGAGAATAAATGTAATAATCTAACAAAAAATTTTTAATATGAACGAGATAAACAAACCGCAATGCGGGCAAAATAACGGAAATACCGGGGTTCCTGAATGTGATTTCCTACCCGGGAGAGTGATCGGGATCATATTGACCGGTAAAGGCAAAGAGTATTCAGGTGAGGAAACCGATGATCTTATAGAGACGTTAAAAAAGGCGGCACAAGGTGCGGCAAAGGATAGGGTTTATCCGATCTTCCGGTTTGGGACGATAACAGACAATAGCGAAGATCCGGCAACCGAATCTCTTGGTATCGGGTACACGAAAACATTGAATGACGGTGCTTATAACTGGACATTCCCGTTGGTAAATGGGACCGCGTGCTATGCCGCAAATCTTCGTAAATTTAACGGTGACAAGTATAACGCTTTCTTGGTTCTTGACAATGGATTGGCGGGTGTAAAAACCAAATCGGGAGGTGTTCGTGGTTTCACCATGTCGCAATTCTACGTGCCAAAACCAGTATGGGCCGGAGACACTACAATAACCCGGTATAACGTGACCATATCGTTCCCTAATCCTTCCGAGTTCGTTGATTCGTTAGCTTACATTCAAACTACTGATAATATAGAATACGAGATTCGTGGGAATCGGGAATGCGAGATGATCCAGAAATCGGCAACGGCGGAATCCGTTACCGTGGACATCGTGAACAAGTGTAGCGGGCAATCAATATTGAGTGTTTACGGTGATGAATTAGCCGACGAGAGTTTATGGGGGCAGGGAGTAGCCGTAACAGCGGTGGCGCTCGCTTCTGGTTTATTGAAGTTTACCGGAACGTTCAAGAACGGGGACAAGATCGCCCCGGTTGGCGTGGCTGAACTTGCCACGGCTGGCGTTGGAGGCTCCCCGGAGTACGGGATTGAAATCACTCCACTAACGGTAAAAATCCCGTGATGGATTCGATAAAGGTAAACGGCGGGAGTTTTAAACTTACCGCCGTTTTGTCTTATTCTAGCGAAGATGCATTCGTTGAATATTACAATAATGTTTTCTCCACGTGGTTAACGGAGGACAAAAGAAAAGCCACGTTAAGGGAGGTATACAAGATCGCTCATGATATGAAAAAGTACGACAATGACACCAAGGGGAATGCTCGAAAGATTTCAAAGTCTGGACGTGGATCGGGCGATAAAGATGACAATAGGTCAGACGAGAGACCTGATAATCGACAGGAATCAAGATCAGTTGATGCAGGGGATTCGTTCTGATGGGACCGAGATAACCCCGGCGTACACGTATTTTACAAGAGAGAAGAAAAAAGAAAAGGGAAGAGACCCGGACATCGTGACTTTATACGATACCGGGGCTTTCTTCCGTGATATGTTCGTTGACGTGGGGTCGGACGTGATAGAGATTGACAGCATGGATAACAAGAGCGAAGAATTGAAAGACAAGTACGAGGAGAAGATATTCGGTTTATCCGGTGATTCGAGACATCGGTACGTGAGTGACGCCATGCCCGTTTTGATTGAAAAAATAAAGGAAATTCTAAAACTATGAGTTGTGGTTGCCAAAACAAGATTTATTCAAAAGATTACGAGAGGGTTAAAAAACTCGCTCAAAAAATGGCTTCGATCGATCAAAAAGCCTATTTCATATACAAGAACAAGGATAAATACGATTTTCAAGCGGTTTACCCTATATCTGACAGGGTGCTTGAAGCGTTGGAGTTTGTACTACCGGTGTGATGAATTATTACTGTACAGGTTTATAAAGTGCCTTAACGGGGATTTGAGTACGCTGAAGAAGGTTAGATTCGTGCCTAAATCGTGGGTGAAAGAGGCTTGGACATCAATAAATGAGGAATACGCTAGGGATATTGATAACAACAAGTACGTGGAATTGACAAAATCGCTGAAAGATATTTTCCGTGATTCACTAAGGCTGATGATCGCTGATAGTTGCGTGCAAGTTTTATTGAACAAGCATAGCGAGAACGCCGCCGGGGTTCTGCGAAATCTCGGGTACAAGTACAAGTTTGACCCGGCAAACAGGGAACAGTATCACAAGGATCTTGCTAGGGTCATGAAAAACTTGAAGATGCTAAACATGGAGCTGGAAGCGAATAAAAAAGCCTACGCCACGAAGACAACGGTCACGCAGGCGAACAAGGAGCATATCACGGAAACGCTCGTCTCCCTTTCCAAGTTCATGAATTACCGGATTGATCCAATGAAAGTGACCGTTAGGGAGTACATCAATATCATGAATCAATACAAGTTAGAAATCGAAATAAACTTGAAACAATGGCAACAGAAAAAATAAACGAGATATTCGATATAGAGGCGATAAATAAACAAGTGCAGGCCGTCAAGGCTGGAATTGAAAGCACTTTATCCGACATGGAGAAATTCGCTAAAAAAGCTTCGGATTTGAATAAAACGATAGAGCAATCAGGGTCGTTCAAGGAAGTAGCTGATGCTACCGATAAAGTGAGGAAAGCGCAAGAGGAATACGCCAAACAGGTAGACAAGTTGAACGCTCTCAAGAAACAAGAGACTCAGTTAAACGAGAGGCTGGCGAAGACGCAGCAGGATATGTTAGCCAAGATTGCCGAGTTACAGAAAAGGATTGACGAGGAAACCAATGCTCTTAACAACCGGACAAAGGCCATGAAAGATGATATGGCCCAGTCTCAGACTAATATTAACCAAAAGAAAAACGAATCTAAAGCGGCCATAGATAACTCTAATGCGATTAAAGCTGAGGCTGACGCTTACCGGGAGGCTGTCGATAGGATTAATGACAATATTGGAAGTCGAAGCGAAAACATTAATCTTTTATTGCAAGAGCAAACTGTTCTAGCTAACCTAAAGTCAGAGATTGACAAGTTGAACAAGATTGAAAAACAGAATGGGAAATTAACTCAAGAACAGAAGAATCAAAGAATAGCTCTTGTAAGTGCGCAACAAGAAAGCAAACAAGCAATATCTGAATTATCTAGCGCTATCAAGAATGATGTTAAAATGAATCAAGCTGCCAAAGGTTCTATGGATGAAATGGAGCAAGCTGTTGGCAGAATGAAAAAGGTTTATAGATCATTAGGTGATGACATACGTAATTCCCCGTTTGGTCAAGAATTGCTTGCGCAAATAAATGCTACTGATGAAAAATTGAATGAATTAAATGCTTCTATCGGCAACCACCATAAGACCATCGGGGATTACGAGGGGGCTATTAAACGAGTGATTGCAAGTCAAACTCCCTTTATCGGTCAGTTAATTGACATTACTGGAAATTTTAAAGGCGTTGCCGGAGGTTTTTCTGCAATGGTTGGTGGGGCAAAAGCGTTTGGGAAAGCATTATTAGGCTTACTTGCTAACCCGGTTGTAGCTATTCTTGCTGCTATAGCCTTGGCTATTGGTGTTTTGGTAAAAGTCATGAAATCTAGCGAGGAGGCCACGGCTCGATGGAATGCTGTTCTTGCTCCATTGACCCGTGCGTTTAATTTCTTTTTGAGTATGGTTCAAAAAGGAGTTGGCTTTATATTATCCCTTGTTGAAGTTCAGATGAAGTTACTTGGATCTTTAGCAAAATTAGCCGAAAAATTACCTTTTGTGGGGAAATACATAAAAGAAGTGAACGATGCTAATAGGGAGGCTATTGAAATAGAGAAGGCGAAGTACGAGTTAACCAAGCGGACTCGTAAATTTAATGAAGAATCAGCAGAAGCTGAATTAAAAGTGTCTGATTTAAGAAACAAAGCTGCACAGAAAGATAAGTACACGACGGAGGAAAGAATTGCTTTTCTTGATGAAGCCATTGCTATAGAAACTAAGGTGGCAGAAGAAAGAAAGGCTATTGCAGAAGAAAATTTGAGAATACTTGAAACAGAGGCTAGTTGGGCAGACAATGATGCAGCAACTAATGATAAACTTTCCGAGGCAAAGATTGCGGTAACTAGGGCAACTATAGAATTGAATACTAAGACCCGAGAATTGAATGCGCAAAGAACTGAAGCAATTAATAAAATGAAGGAAGAGAAAAAGGCTGAAGATGAGCTTGTGAAGTCTCGAAAAGCTGCCCAGGTATCGCTAATGAAAGAAGGTATCGAAAAACAACTAGCCCAGATTAACGCAAATTACGACGGGCAAATAACGTCTCTTAAGACCAAGTTGCGAGAGGAGACAACCCTATCCAAGAAAGCTCAAGAAGAGATAAATCGAACTATTATTTTACTCGAACAGAACCGGGAGAAGGACATCAAGAAAACTCGTGAAGACTTTAATAAGGAAGTCTTGAAAATGAATACTGATGCTCAACGACAACTCGAAGATGTTGTAACGTCTCTAATGAAAGAAGGGCAGGAAAAGCAAATAGAAATTTTAAACACTAGCTACGACCGACAAATAGAAGATTTAAAACTTCGATTAGCGCAAGAAAAAAATTTGACTGAAGAAGCTAGAAAATCTATTAATAATACCATTATTGCTCTCGAACAGAAAAGGCAACAAGATATTGAGAAGATAAATTCATCTTTTTCCGTGAAGAGAATAAAAGACGAATCGTTGATGATCCGGCAACGGGCGTACATGGCAGAATCGGAAGAATTGAAAGCTTTAGCAGATCGCTATAATTCAACAAATATGACAAAGGAACAATACGAGCAGGAAAAACTTGAAATTTCCCGTAAGTATAATAAATTAGCCTTTGAAAATGAGATTTCTACACTAGAAGACATCGTGAAAAATTCCGGTTTGCAAGGAGAGGAGCTAGAGAAAATCGAGAAGGAGCTTGCGCAAAAAAGAGTTGAGTATAACCGGTGGGCAAACCAGCAAATAATAGATGATGACACTAGGGCTGCCGAAAAAAGGAAGGAATTAGAAGAAGAATTACAACTTCAAAGAATTCAACTAATAGGAGATGCGTTGTCTACAATAGCTTCCGTCACTAATTCAATGTTTGAAAGAAGAGTTCAACAACTTGATTCTGAGATAGAAAAAATTGAAGAACGCAAGAATGCGGACATTGAGGCCATTGAGCAGATGGGGCTTTCAGATGAAGAGGCCGAGACAAGAAAAATGGCTATCGAAGCTAAGGCTGCCACTCAGAAAGAACGATTAGAGAAACAAAAGAAAAAGATGCAAAAACAACAGGCAATAACGCAAAAAGCAGCAGCACTAATGGAAGTAGCTATGGATACAGCCAAGGCTGTTGCTAAAATAAAATTGACAATGGCAGCTTTGGCGTCTAACCCTGTTACGTGGTCTTTTGTCCCTTTGGCTGCCGCCCAGATACCTATTGCAATAGCAACCGGAGCATTACAAGCCGCTGTTATCGCTGCCCAGCCAATCCCTAAATATGCCAAAGGTACAGAGGATCACCCCGGAGGATTGGCCATTGTTGGTGATGGGGGACAGAAAGAGGTAGCTATATTGCCGGACGGAGGGTATTACGTGACTCCTAGTATCCCCACGCTTGTTGATTTACCTAAAGGAACAGAGGTATTGCCTAGCGTGAACGAGGCTTTGATGTCGATAACGAAGGCTCCGAGACTTGATACAAGTATGCCTACTTCAACGGATCGAATTGAAAAACGCATTGACACGCTCGAAGGTGTCTTAAAAGATGTTGTTCGGGCAATAGAGAAAAATCGCTCACAAATTAGCGTCACTCTCGATCAAAACGGCACATGGAAGGTGTACGATCAAAAGAAAGGGCTTGATGAATATTTAAATAAAAATTTGCGTATTCAAAGATAATTTGTAGGTTTGCAAAAATATGTAAATAGTAGAGTTATGAAAAACATCTTAATAATTTTAATACTTTTGGTTTTAGTGTGTGGATGCGCTAGCGTTC